GTCAAACGCGATGAACACGCTGCGAATCGGCTGCATGATCGCAATGCACGCATCAATGCTGTCGCAGATGCGCTGCAACAGCTCGGCCTCATACGCCGGCTGGTCCTCCGGCAGAAACTGCATTTGGCGCACCACGTCGTAAATCATGCCGTTGCAGTCCAGGTACAGGTTGTGGATGCACGGCAATTCGGACAGCCGTTTTATGACATGGGGGTATTTTTTTAGCACATGGGCAAAATAACTCGGAATTCCCATTGGTGCAAATTGTGTAAAAAGCGATTGTGGGTTCGGGTTCAGGTGTGTATCATCACAATTTTATATTTAAGTATATTATATACAACATATCAACATACTACATTTCATAGTAATACATATCATTTTAGGGTAAACTCATGTCCGACAACGTTGAAACGAATGTCACTGACAACCTTGATTGGCTGACATCAGTTAACGCAAGACTGGATGGATTCATTGGCATATCAAAGTTCAACCAGGCAATTCCATTGATAATCTCCGGGGTTGCAATTGGGGTGTCATTAGTGAATCGCAATTTTCCAAAATGCCTAGGACATGTCGTTGGTGCATCATTTGTTGCTTTCATTGCGGCCGTTTACATTGCATACAACCAACCATCTTGCAACCAATTCACCACTGCATTCGTGTGGTACACCATTTTTTACGTTTTATTTTGCATGCAGTCTTCTAAAACCCTTGACAATAACACATTCATCGGAATTATGCTCAGTTTTATCATTCTTGTTTTTGTGGACATTATATCATTTATGGGAGGAATGAATTGCAACCAGTTGGGGTCTAAAGTGTACATTGGCATGATGCTGTTGGGCATTATTGGAGGCATTGGCGGATATTATGTAATCAAAAGCGCGTTCGGTACCGCCGCGCTCTACGATTTTAGCGGTTGTTCATGCGATGATTGCAATGGAAAATGTAAAATCGGCTCTAAAGGTGAAGTCGTTCTGGCACAAAAACTGAACCTGCAATAAAAAACGAAGCGAGACGGTCGGTTATGGAAACAGTTCCCCCACCACGCTCACCGGGTTTGCCATGGTTGGAGCCACACTAAACCCCAGTCGTTGTCTGCGTTGTTGCTGAGTTTCGCGGGGAAGGCGCGCCCGCGTGCCAAGGTTGGGAGGCGTCTTGTTTACATTATGGTGGGGGTGTTCATGTTCTGGGGTTTTAAACGCATCCGTTGCATTGGCATGGTGAAATTTGCGGGGAGGGGTTTTGCTCACCGCGGCAAACGACGGGGATAGGGGTGATGGCGACGCACTAAAATATCGGGGGAGTGATGAAATCTGTTGTTTGCCTTTTTCAGAGGGTTGCTGAGTTAACCCTTCCTCAATCGTTTTTGCAATATCTTTCATTTTGTCAACTCTATCCGCTCCTTCCCCCATCACTTTCTTGGCAAATTCACAACCGAATCTGATCGCACGCATGCCGCCTTTCTTGCAATTGCGTCGGGTGGCACGACGTCGGGTGTGACATGAGTGCCGGAACCGTTTTGTTTTCATTTTGTTTTGGTTTTGGGTTTGCGTGTATTTATATAATAATGCGCGCAAAATAAATATACAATAACATAACTATACCTACAACTATAACTATAACTATAACTATAATTATAACTATAATTATAACTATAACTGTGACCATACCCATAACCATTGACGATCTTTATTCATTTGTCAAATTTGGAGGTGTTGTCGCGAATCCATTTTATAAAGTCTTTGATGAGAATGTCCTTGTGAAAGCTGTTCACGAGGAGGCGCACGTTGGTGTTGCGATGGGAATACACTTTGATGAAGTATGGTATCACTGCAAACGTGTTGGCCCGACTGTATCTTGCATTCAGCTCTTCAACGGTGAATGGGCGTTTTCCGGTTCGGATGTTGACCGAGTTGTGAAAATGGAACAAGAATATCTTGAAATTTTCTTTTGTGGCAAACTGCTCGGGGGTCAATTTTGAAATGATTTGGGTGGCATGTGCTGCACAATCCGGGCATGGCAAACTTTGACAAATGCGTTTTACATAGGACATAATTTCCGTTTTCAAGACATTGAACTCACTCTCTTTTACCTTTTCGGCCAATGTGTGGAAGAGGGTCCATGTGGCAGGACCCCACGTGTCTTTGCTGGTCATCCTTAACCTTCACAAAAATGAAATGTAATATATAAGTATAAAGACATTTTATTTTAAAATTATACATTGCCTCTTACATGTCATCCGCATCAGCAGCAGCAGCAGCAACAAATTCCATGAGTCAGGGCACCAAATACCAAGTGGAAGACGATTTGGACGTGGATTTTTTTGCGGCATTGAAAACCATGCAAACGCACAAACAACCAGACCAATCGCAAGACCAACAACAACCAGACCAACCCCAATTGCAACAAACTCATGACAATGTGTGCTTAATAACAAATGAACCGTTGAATGCGTTTCACATTGCGTTGGCGTGTGACCACAAGTTCAATTATGAGCCGCTGTATCAAGAGGTTCTTCGTCAGAAGGGGCGTTTTGGGACGCACAACTACTATGAAAAAATAGGGATGTACCAAATAAAATGCCCGTATTGCCGCACATTCACAAATGGTCTGTTGCCGTACATCGGACCGCATCCCGTCATTAAGCGGTTCAATGGAGTGAATGCGCCGGCATCCATGTGCATGCCGGGAGTTGCATGCTCTTACGGCAATTCATGCAGTGCATCCGCATTTTACGAGCATGGGTCCAATCCGTATTGTTTGCGCCACTACAACGGCGCGTTGAAACTGGCGCTCAAAAACAAAACACCCACGGACACAATCCAATCATCAAACCATAAATGCGCTGCTGAAATTCAAACCGGAAAAAACAAGGGCAAACAATGCAGTTTAAATGCAATGCAATGCGATTTAGTGCCATTTTTGTGCAAAAAACATTCAAAGTGCAATGTGATTTTACATCAAATGCATTAAAATAATTTATTTGTGTAATTCATAAACGTGTTCACACATTAGACATGAGCCAACCACCACCACCACCACCACCACCACAAAGAGTAAGAGTTACACTCGGCAGTAAAAGACCCGCATCAACACAAGGAGGGCCAAGAGCGCCCCCAATGCCAGGATCAGCAGCAGCGTCAGGAGCAGTAGCAGCGTCAGGAGCAGTAGCAGCGTCAGGAGCAGTAGCAGCGTCAGGAGCAGTAGCGCCAGGAGCAGGCACAAAAAGAGGTCGTGATGGATCAGTGCAAGCAGCAGCAGCAGTTGCGCTATTGCCAGTGCAAGCAGCAGCAGTTGTGCCAATAATGCCACGATTGCCCACATCGCGGCTCGCATTGCCGCCACAAACGCTGGCACCCACACCACCCAAAACGGTATTTTTGGCGGCCAAACCGGAATTGGCTCGTGCGTTGAACGCTAACCCAAATGCAGTGAAGTTGGTACAAATTCCTGCTCGTCAACGGACATCATTGTTGCAGGGTATGCCAGGATTATCTGAATTAAGAAATCCACAAGATCCAGATGGATTTGAGGTGTTGGCAACTGCTTTTTTTCACGCTAGCAACCGCCCGTGTGAAGGTGCAGTGACTGTTGTGGAAACACCCCGACACCTGGAGGTTCTGTCGTGGAACAACATGTGCTTCTCAACATACTGCCTTTTGTCTGACCATGTCATGTTGAATTTAATGCGAAATGACGGGACTCTACGTGAGATAATGGTACATTTGATGAGATCTATACAAGGATATGTGGACCCAAAGGCGAAACATGGTTATGAAATGGTTGAAAAAAAGTTACAACCATTGACACCATTGACCCAAGAAATTGACGCATTAGAAGCCAGCATTCGTGCATGTGAAGATGCAATTAATGCATGTTCAAGTGCAATTGAAAGTGAAAGAGCAATTGAAAGTGCAAGTGCAAGTGCAAGTGCAAGTGCAAGTGCAAGTGCAAGTGCAAGTGCGTTAAAATCCAAAGGTAAGTGCAGCCACTGCAAAAAAGTTGGTCACAACATCTCTAAGTGCAAAGAAAAAAAAATGAGTGATTTGAGATATCAACTATTTCAGGAACAACAAAAATTGCAGAAACTGAATGAGGAAAAGGTGAAATCTGAAGAGTTTAAAAAACAGTGGCCCAGTTTTCATAAAATGATGCAGGCGAAGATTGTGGAAATGAAAGACATTGTGAAACAAAAATATAAAAAAATGGGTGAATCTTTAAAAAATCCAAAAGTTTCCACTGCTCAAAAAATTGCCAATGCATTGGAAACGCTAGCTTTAAATGAAGATTTTTGCTCATTGGCAAAAAATGAGTACGATGATTTTTTTAATTTATTTGATCCATCCACACCCCTCCATTCCGACCCAAAGATTGCACTTGAAAAACAAATTGAAGTAATGAGACGTAAAAATTTGGCTCATGTTGAAAAGGTTATTACGCCCAAAAAATTTTACTCAACATGCAAAACCTTTTCAATCCTGGACTTTTCAGGACACGACGATGCATTAAAAGACGCCCGAAGTGCGGTGATTTTTAAATTTAATTTGATGGTAAATCTCCGGTTGAGTGGGCAAAATTTTGATGCAGTTGTGAATGTTGATTTGCATCAATTGGCGCAAAGATCTCATGTCGGTATGTCAGAAATGGTGAGTTTGTTGATGGATGCCCGGTTTAAGGAGAGAGTGGCTGATTTAATGTGTGCAGCGCATCCTGCGTTGGATCCAACACTGATTCGTATTCTGGCAAATGGAACACCACAAGATCCCGACGCAAATTGGAATGTTACTTTTTTTGAAACCGGCTGTTCTGACTTAAAAATGATTGAAGCAAACCAAAGACTACACCTGTGGGGCGCGCCACAACTGGCACTTCCGCGTTATCATGTTCCCGTTCGGGGTGCAGTTGCGGTTGCAGGTCCGATTGTGCCGCCCCCAATGGCATATGTGCTTGACCGTCCGATGCGTCGTCCGATAAGCGCAACAAGGAAACTCCGACGAGCAAAGCTTGCCAAAAAAATAGAGGATTCGTCCGATGAGGATGAGGATGTTCGTGCTTCTGTCGCATTAATGCAATCACTGCAATCACTGAATAAAACCAGGAAACGTGCAACACAAACAGTGGTCCTGACGCCCACGGCATTTTTGAGTGCATTGGATCCAACCCCCAAACTTTATCCTCTTCCCCCACCAAGGCCGCATTTTATTCAGATGCCGCCTTCAACTCGGTATATGCAGCCCATTCCTCCGGCACACAATGTTCGTAGACTTGTGCCTTTACCCGGACTACCTCTTCGTGAATTTTTACAGTCGGAAACAACTCCATTTTTGCAAGCACCTGCTGTGGTAAGTGAAACTGAGTCGCTCCTAGATCCAAATGATTTTCGTTCTTTTTTTCATTATCAAGACCCAGTTATGAAGACCATAATAAACCGGAGAAAAACAAAGAAGAAACCAATAAGGAATGCGTCGCAGTCCGAAAGATCATCATCCGAAAGATCACAATCACGAAGACCACTAAGACCAGTGTCACCTGCCGCAAGAGCGCCCGAAATCTTAAGAGCATCGCCCGTGATCGCATCATCGCCTGAAAGACGATTCTCGGATAGTTCAGCATCCGCAAGCTCAGCATCCGCAAGCGGATTGCCCGCAGGTTCAGCATCCGTGAGAGGATTGCCCGCAAGATCATCCAGGGATTCATTGTCGTCGTCTTCATCAAGGGGGTCATTAACTTCGTAATACACACATCAATCATTTATTGCATGCAAATGTGCAAATGTGCAAATGAAATATTATAATGAAATTGAAACAATATAAAAATGTTTTTTCAATAGCGTGTATCAAACAAATCAACCGCGATGATGAACTGTGTCCCAAGCACTTACAATGCATCTGGAGGGTTGGTGGGTTGCAGTGAGCAAGAATTGAACACAATCATTTCCACACAACTTTACACGGTGTTTGCATTGGGCACCGGTCTTTATCTTTACAAAACATTCACCGCCGAGAATTGGGTTGACATTGCGGTTCAAATTGGATGGGGATGCGTGTCAGCATTCACGCATGCAAAGCGGTTCACGGTCCGACACGTCATTCCTGGCATTCATGTCGCGGGTTCATTTGTTGCGGGACGCATTGCATCGCTCATTCCAGATGACACAGAATCTGAGGTCAGTGTGGAAGATGACCATTGTTATGTGCGGGTCGTCAAAGACGGTGTAGAATTGCATGAGTATTCCTCTATATTCGGCTTAATTCAACATTTGACCGAACAAACGGATGCGAAAAATCAAGAACAAGAAGAAGAAGAAGAAGAAGAAGAAGAAGAGCAAGGGCACTCAGATGATGTGGTGGAGGTTCCAGACGAAGACGAGGGAAACGCACATGAACCAGCGCAAAACCCAGTGCCAAATTCTGAATCCGAATCACACAATGAAGACAATGAAGACATTAAAGAACATCTGTCGCGCATTGACAATCACGCGATGCAATTTGATTTTGTCATGTGTCAGGTTCCCACATTGCAAACGGCCACGAGCACCACGCCGCATGTCATGCACGTGATTAAATATGATGGATTCCCGCGTGAATTAGATGGGTCGTATTTTTATGATAGGAAATTTGTCCCGGTGAATCACCGCATGATGGAGATTGTGTTGCAGCATGGAGATTCCGAATACGACCTTGATTTGTCAAGTCCAGACAATTTTTATGTCACGGGCAACAAGTTGTTGGACCCCGCGTTTTTGAAGTGGTTCATGCGCAAAACCCACAACGTTGATTTGAACATTGATGCAACGACCTCAGATGCGCTTTACACCATAAAATGCATTGACAACAACGCCACATTGCACACGCTGTTTCCACACAACTGCATTCGTGTGACCGACGCAGGGTTTGAAGTGCAAGATTTCAGATTAATTTGAGTTTGTCCCAATGCCGATGCCGCCAAATGATATTCATTTTTATACGAATATTATTAAAGATATGGTGTTTATAATTATCCATCATCCAAATCGCATTAATCAATGAATCAATATGCGTCACCGGTCATTCAATACAATGAACTCCAGAGAATGTATGCCAACCTATTGAAACTGGAATATAAGGAAATTTTGAGAATTCACAT